TGACCAAGATGTCCAGGATTGCTGATTCTATTGGTCCTATTTCGCTGAACCAATACTTCAGACATTCAGATTCACGGATGTGTGCAGTTTCAAAACTATCGAATTTGAATCTTCTGTCAGCCACAACCTTGTGTTCAAAGCTGCCTGTGTTTCGTAGGTATTCAAGAACACGTTCATCATCTTCCTTGCTGTCTGATGATTTGCAGCAGATGTGTGCTGATGCTTCAATTTCAACTTTCTGTTCTTCTTCTAATTTTGGAAGACCAACACGTTCACGAATTTCGTTCGCTGTCATCACAGACACTATTGTGCTTTCAGAGAACTGAACACTTATTGGTTCCGTGTCGCTGATGGTCAGTCTTCCTTCCAATCCTTGCAATGCTGCCAAATCATTGAATGTGCGTTCAATAAACTGTTGCCGTGCGTTCACATAGGTGTTCTGAAATAATTCAAAGCTGTCAACCAATTGGTTCCTGCTGCTGAATATTCCTTCTTCCTTTATTCCGAACAATGCAGGATCACTTATCTGATGACCTGCATACAATTCCTGTTGAATGGTTTTGTTCAATAAATCGAATCGCTTATCAAAGTCATTGCTGTTCAGTTGCTGAATTTCAGCAGACCGTTCACGCGAATCGGAAAAGTTCAGAAGAATGCTGTTGGCATTGTCTGTTCCTGTGAACTTGGCCTTCACCATTCGTTCAATTTCCTGTTGCTCGCTTTCGGTCGGAATGCCAGAATTGAAATTCAAAAGTGTTCCGGCCATGAAACCATTGGAAATTCCCTTGTTGAAATAGTCACTTACCTTTCTGTCAAGGTCAATGTAATTTATGGCACCAAGATATGATGGCAATGGATAGTATTGGCAGTTCGGTTGATAGGATTTCACATACAGCAACTGCTTGCCACCTGGTTCCTTCCAATTGAATGCTTCTATCTTTTCAACTTCTGGATTGTACTTTGACCAATCATCGCTGTAATAGTAACAATAGCCATCATCAGATACACGATACTTTGCGAAATCTGCATGATAGATTGCCGCAATCTTTTCGCCAATGCTGTCATAGATAACTTCCAGAGCATAGCCGCCATACAGTTCCAAGTCATGTGCCACCTTCACCAAGATGTCATCCAAAGATTCATATTGATTCGGATGCTTCACAAACTGCTCCATCTTGGCCTTCATGACAGTTGTCATTCCATCCGTATCAATGGACCATCCACGGCCACAAACATAATCACGCTTGCTGTTGATGATAGCATGATGCTTTGCGCTGTTCCTGTATAATTCCAACAGGAAGTCTGGATAACGATTTTTGTATTCGCCTTCCGAACCATACAGAATCCAATCCTTGCCACGCTGTTCCTTAAATTCTGGAACAACATTTGCTTCAAAGTTCAATATGCTTAGACTATTCGCCATAAACTGTGTATGTTTGGTTTCCACCTGTGTACACTTCAGATGGTGCAGGTGTGCCAATTACCTTCACGATTCCTTGTTCCAGAAGATTCAATCCTGTTGGATCAAGATTTGATGATGAACTGTTCGCATAAATGTAGTATCGCCATTGGCCATCATTGCCTAATTTCACTTCTCCTGCTGTTGGTGTTGGTGTGCCGCTTCCAACTTCCGTGATTTCAAATTGATTGAATCTGTTCGGAAATGTTGACGTGTCCTGTGCCACACAATATTGCACACCTTCTGTTGTGTCTGATTTCAATTCAAACAGATAGTATGTTGCTGTGCCGTATTCGGTCAAGGTCACAGCCACTTCATTGGTGCTATTTCGTTCGATGTTTATCACACCGAAAGAACAACATATTCAATGTCCACATCTGCTGTATCAGATTGTGCGCTGATGTTGTCGATGTCAACGAATGCGCTGAATGCACCTGCGGCCGTGTCTGCATCCATGCTGCCAGATGATAGCATGAATGTGGCACCTGCGTCAACTTTTACGTCAGCAGTTTCTGCTCCACTTTTCTTGAAACGTACACGGATGAAGTTGGTGTTGTCCAAGTTCGTTATTCTGATATACTTTATTGAACTTCTGACAAACTTGCCCTGTCCATTATCGCTGTTCAATTCAATCAAATCAATTTCATTGGAAGAATCGACAGTCATCACACGCCTGTCAGCTTCTGCAATGTTTTCAATCGTTCGTGTATGTGAACCGCCACGATCAACGCCACCTAATGTCAGACCTTCTGAAATAGTTATTGTTGCCGTGCTTGGTGTTACTGTGCTTGCCATTGTTGTTGTGCTTTTCTTTAAATAGCAAATGGTTCAGATTGTGCCAAAACGCAGAAAGGTGCAGCAGTAATGCCACACCTTCCTAACACAGAGAGAGAAAAGAAAATTTCTTACACGACTGTTACGGAATCAATCATATCTTGAACAGTTCCTATTGTAGGTGTTAACTTCAATGACATTGCAGGCTCCATGCCAGAGAATGTCAATGTATATCCTTGAAGATCTCCAAATGCTGTTCCTGTTGCTGCTGTTCCGGCAGTTATTTCAAGACCATTGGTTCTTCCAACTACAAACGTGTTTGGTGTTTCGTCATTTGTTGTGTACATAATCACAACACGATTCTGCGCCAACAGTTTGATTTCGTCACGTGTAGCAGTTGCCAACTTTGGAAGCACAACAGTCACTTCTGGTGCCATGTACACAGTTCCATTCTGAATAGATGCTGTGATGGTTTCCGTGACTGCTGAAGTTTCCTTCAGTTGCTCATACGATTGGAAAACCAAAGATGCAGTTGAAAAAGCTGTGATGTCTCCACCGCTAACTGTTTCACCTAATGATTCGTAATCAGCCAAACTTGCAATGTATAACTTCTTGATGCCACCGATACTGTCTCGGCATGGCAATGCAAAATTTGATGTTAATGGGCAGCTCATTTGCTAATTGTTTTTTTTAGTGATGGTGATGGCATTGCTGCCACCACCTTTTGAATCAATTCAATGCAATCCTTAAATTGCTACTTTACCAACTTGGTCTGGATAGGCAACTTGTGTTCCCATGATGAACTCGCAAGCCACACGGATAGTTCTGTTGTCCTTAGAATACCAAACTTCAAGGTTGCTTGAATCTTCTTCAAGATCAAGACCAAGAACAAGGTTGCTCAAAGATGCACCATAGACACCATTGTGTCCTGTCAATCCGTTCACACCAATCACTTCAATGTTTGTTCCTGGATATACCATTCTGAATGGATCGAAATCAGACTGATATGATGCAAGCTGTCCGCCACCGCTTGTCAATCCATTTCCAGAAAGCAATGCTGCTGCAAGTAGTCTGAATTTATCAAGACCAACAAAGATCTTGAAATCTGGCTGTGCTGCTGCTGCTGATGGTGTGATTGCATAAACACGCTGAATTGCTTCAACCATGTCACCAATTTCCAATGAAGTCAACACACTTGAATCGTATGCTGTTGTATTGCAATCTGTGAATGATGCAGTTGGAATCAATAGACCATCAAACATTGCAAGGTTGCCACTTCCAGATGTGTCATCACCTTGCCAGATGATTTTTTCAATTTCATCTTGGATTTTCTCAACAAGATAGTTGCTGAACATTTCTTCGAATGGCATTGAATCTTGGATTGCTCCAGGTGCCAATTGGCTGCGAAGATAGAATCCTTCCAATTTCTTTGGACAAAATTCCATGTTGATTTGTACGTGCTTCGCATTGATGTTTCTTTGCGTGAATGTCACATCGTTTCCTGTTGCATCAAATGAACAGGTTGCTCCAGATTGTGCCATGACCGCATCCACATCCATCAAGTTCAGAGCAGTCTCGCCCTTCACTCCTGTCTGCTTGGTAATTAGTTCAGCAGTTCGTCCACCTGCCAACGCTTTGGTAAGTAGTGGAAAATTTTGTTCTTCAACATAGGCTGATAAGCCTGAAGTATCAAATGCCATGATTTTTGTTTTTTATGGTTTTAGTTTCTTGTTTACTTCTTCAATGCTTTTCTCATCTTCTCCACAATGTCAGCATCAGATGTTGCCTTTGCGAATGGATTGTTCACCTTCTTCGTTGGTTCAACAGATGGTTTTGCTGCCATCTTTTCCACGATGTCTGTAATCATTCCAATGGCCTTTTCCATTTCATCGAATCTGGAATTGATGCCTTCAATCGCTTCAGCAGATGCAAAGTTGTGTGCTGCAAGAACATCAGCAGCAATTGCCGACATCTTCAAATCCACATCTTCGGATGCCATTTCTTCCTTCTCTTTTTCTTCAGCCTCAACTTCTTCTTCAGATTCTTCTTCTTCAGCTTCTGGTGCCATCACTTCAACAATGACTGCACCTTCAGTTCTGATGATTGTGCCATCTTCTAATTCATGATCACCATCTGGTGCATCAATTTCATTGGCTGCTTCGTCAATTACTTTGACAACTGCACCAACTTCAACCGCAGGTTCAACACGTACAATGGTGCCATCAACTAACTTGGCATCCAAGAATGCAGCTTCAACTGCTGCTTCTTCTGTTGTTTCAACTGTCCCTGTTGTGTCATCTGATCCGAATAACAACTTCTTGATTTCTGGCAATTTATCGCCAACCAATTCTGAAATGTTCATAGCTGTGCTTTTTTGTTAAATAGAAAAATAATTGATGTGTGCCACTTACTTCTGAATGGCATCAATCACAGCATCAATCACTTCTTGGTCCATAGTC